ATGTTAATACTGTACTTCAATTAATACGAGATGAATACCATAGTCAAGTTGATAGTGGTGCTACTGAATTCATCCTTCCTACTAGCATAGCTGATCAATTAAATGCTATGAGACCTTGGTAAAATCTAAAAATGATGTAGACTAAATTTCCATCATATTTATAAATAAACAACATGGCAAACACTCCTATTTGGCCCGGATCTAGTTCATTTTTTCCTGGAGATACTCCTTTCGGGTTTTATGATAATGATATAGATTTTCAAAATGATGCAGACAAAGTAGCTATATTTTGTGCTCGTCGTTTAGGATATCCTTTAACAGATGTTGAATTACAAGATATTAGTTTTTATGCTGCATTTGAGGAAGCTGTAACCACGTATGGTAATGAAGTATTTGCTTTTAAAGCAAGTGAAAATTATCTTTCACTAGAGGGGTCGCCGACTGGATCTGATTTAAATTATAAATTACAAAAACCTAATTTAGGAACTGTCATCAGAATAGCAGAATCTTATGGTGAAGAAGCTGGAGTTGGTGGAACTGTTGAATATCGTACTGGTAGTATAGACTTAGTTAAAAATCAACAAGTTTATGATTTACAAAATTTTGCTAATGAAATTACCGCTAGCAAAAATAATATTGAAGTTAAAGAAATCTTTTACCAAGCGGATCCCGCAATTGTTAGATATTTTGATCCTTATGCTGGCACCGGTACCGATGTTCAAGGATTACTTGATGCCTTTGGATTTGGCAACTACACACCAGGTATTAATTTTTTACTAATGCCTATTAATTATGATTTATCTAAAATTCAAGCTATTAATTTTAATGATACTATTAGAAAATCTAATTACAGTTTTCAATTAATTAATAATAAAATTAAAATATTCCCTATCCCTACTAAAGCTTCAAAGTTATATTTTAAATATATTTTAAAAACCGATAGAAATAGAGCAACAGTAAGTGGTAGTTTAGGAACGGGGGTTGTAACAGATATTTCAACTGTACCTTATGAAAATCCTACTTATGAATATATTAATTCTATAGGCAGACAATGGGTTTTTGAATATACATTAGCTTTAGCAAAAGAAATGTTAGGTTATGTTAGAGGTAAATATAGTACAGTCCCAATCCCGGGATCTGAAGTAACCTTAAACCAATCTGATTTAATTACAGCAGCTACATCTGAAAAAACAGCATTAATTGAAAGACTAAGATCGTATCTTGATGAAACATCCCGCAATAAGTTATTAGAAAAAAAGGCAGCAAATTCTGAGTTTATACAAAAAGACTTAAACGCAGTACCTTACACTATCTATATTGGCTAATGGCATTATTTGGAAGACAACGTGATATAAATCTATTTACAACAATTAATAGAGAATTATTGGGGGATGTTATCACCCAACAATGTGCTTTTTACAAATATGTTTTAGAAAAAACTACAATAAACATATATGGAGAAGCTGCTGAAGGAGCTTATTATGATGGACCCACATTGTTTAATTGTTTAATTGAAAGATCAGATCAAGAATTCCCAGAAAGTGATATAGGAGTTGATTTTAAATGGGGTATTAATTTTAAATTCTTAAGAGAGGATTTAATTGATGCTAATGTAGTACCTGAAGTAGGTGATATAATTTTATATTATAATGGTTACTATGAAGTTGAATCAACTAATGCCAATCAATATATTTTAGGTAAAAATCCTGACTATCCTTATAACGAAAACCCACTCAACCCAGGACTAGAGCAATTTGGTTCTAATTATTCAATAATTTGTCAAACAAACTATGTACCTGGAGATAAACCTGGTATAACTAGAGAAAGATTATAATGGCTACAAAAGGAAGAATACCTGTACCGAAAAAGCAAGCTGAAATAGCTAATGGGTTTATTGAGCCATTTGATACCCAAAGAGGAAATCCAAATCAAAGTCGTGATTTAAATAGGGGAAATAAAACTTCTTATAGAGATGATACTACTAAACCTTTTTCTATAGGAATTAAAGATATAGACGAATCTATTGTTTTTTATTTTAAAAACGTAATTAAACCTTTTGTAATTCAAAACGGACAACGTATTGAAGTACCCGTAATGTATGGTGCTCCTGAAAGATGGAAATCTGTACAACGTGATGGGTTTATAAGGGATGATAAAGGAGCTATTATGGCCCCTATGATTATGTTTAAACGTAATACTATTACACCCGTTAGAAGTTTATATAATAAATTAGATGCTAATAATCCTGCTAATGTAACTTATACCCAAACCGCTTATAATAAACAAAACGCTTATGATAAGTTTAATATTTTAAATAATAGAAAACCAATTAAAGAATACCACACTGTTGTAGTTCCCGATTATGTAACTATGACTTACAGTTGTATAATTTATACTTATTATGTAGAACAACTTAATAAAATAGTTGAAGCTATTAATTATGCTGCTAATTCTTACTGGGGTAATCCTGATAGATTTAAGTTTAAAGCTAATATAGATTCTTTTACAACAATTACTGAACTTAATCAGGGTAGTTATCGAACAGTTAGAGCTAACTTTGATATTAATTTAAATGGCTACATTATACCAGATATCCCACAAAAAGATCTTACAGTAGATAAAAAACGCTTCAGTAAGGGTCAAGTTGTTATACAACAAGAAATTGTTTCTAATTTTGATCAACTAGATCAAAATCAAATTAATACAAGAAATCCTCAAAATACAGATACTGATATTTTTTGAGAAAAAAATTGATATTTATTAATAAATGGTTTTAGAAAAAATTTAATATTTATAAAAAATGAGTGAACAAATTAAGTTATCCGAAGAAGAACTAGATTCTATCAAACAGTTACAGAACCAACAGCAAATTCTTATTGGCCAATTTGGTCAAATAGAATATCAAGTGCAGTTATTGGAGTTACAGAAAGATCAATTAGTAGAAACTATTGGTAAGTTACAACAAGAAGAACAAAAAATTGGAAACGAATTAACACAAAAATATGGAAACGGGACAGTTGATTTAGAATCAGGTACGTTTACAAAAACTGAATAAAATTAATAAAACAATAAAATGGCAGAACAAATAGTATCACCTGGAGTATTTACAAGAGAAAATGACCAGACATTTCTCACTCAGCAGCCCGTAACAGTAGGAGCTGCTATTTTAGGTCCTACAGTTAAAGGACCAGTTGAGGTTCCAACTGTAGTTACTTCCTACAGCGAATTTAAAAATAAATTTGGCTCTACTTTTACAAGCGCAAGTCAAACTTATTCATTCTTAACTTCAATCTCAGCATACAACTATTTCCAAAATGGAGGCCAATCATTATTAGTAACTAGAGTAGCCTCAGGTAGCTTTACATCTGCTACAACAGGTACTACTGGAGCTAATGTTATTTCAGGTAGTGATGATAATCCAGCATTTGTCCTTAAGACAATTTCTGAAGGTACTATTATGAATAGTAGTGGTACTGAAGATGCTAGTGGTTCATTAGCAAATGGTACTGTTGATAACGTAAGATGGGAAGTTACTTCTGCAGATACTTCCTCAGGAACATTTACTCTTGTTGTTAGAAGAGGTAATGATGTTAGAAATGAAAAAGTTATTTTAGAAACATTTGCCAACGTTTCTTTAGACCCAGAACAAGATAATTATGTAGCTAAAGTAATAGGTGATACTGTATTTACAGTACAAACTGATGGTAGTGTTAGTTACCTCCAACCTTCTGGAAGCTACCCAAATAATAGTAAGTATGTTTACGTTTCTTCAGTAGAAGCCCCAACCGCAGGTTACTTTGATAATAATGGTGTAGCTAAAAATGCTTACACAGCATCAATCCCAGTTGCCGCCTCAGGAGCATTTGCTGATGCTACCGGAACTATTTTAACAGGAACAGGCCAATATTTTGAAAATATTTCAAATGCTGATACTCAAGGAATACTTCCTGGTAACTATGATACAGCTATTAGCTTGTTAAATAATAAAGATGAATACCAATACAATGTAATTACAGCTCCTGGTTTGATCCACAGCTTCTCAAATGCTACAAGTACTTTGAATACGTTAATTACAAACACTCAAACTAGAGGAGATGCAATTGTTGTATTAGATATTGAAGATTACGGTGCTACAATTACGAATGCAGTTAACTCCGCAACAGCACTTAATTCATCATATGCTGCTACTTACTGGCCTTGGGTTCAAATTATAAACCCTGACACTGGTAAAATAAATTGGGTTCCTGCTTCTACTTTAATCCCAGGTGTTTACGCCTTTAATGATTCCAATGCTGAACCTTGGTTCGCCCCAGCAGGTATTAATAGAGGTGGATTAAGCACTGTAGTTAGAGCAGAAAGAAAATTAACTAAAGCTAATAGAGACACTTTATACGAAGCTAATATTAATCCAATTGCTAGCTTCCCAGCAAACGGAACTGTAGTATTTGGTCAAAAGACATTACAAAAGAAAGCATCTGCACTTGATCGTGTAAATGTTAGAAGATTGTTAATTGCTCTTAAGAGTTTTATTGGTCAAACCGCTAATAATTTAGTTTTTGAACAAAATACAGCAGCAACTAGAAATAGTTTCTTAGCTCAAGTAAATCCATACCTTGAAAGTGTACAACAAAGACAAGGTGTTTTTGCTTTTAAGGTAGTAATGGATGATTCAAACAACACACCAGATGTAATAGATAGAAATCAGTTGGTAGGTCAAATATTTATCCAACCAACAAGAACAGCTGAATTTATCATCTTAGATTTCAATTTATTACCAACTGGAGCTGAATTCCCAGCATAATAAAAAATAGAGATAGTAATATTTATAATAAAACACGACAATGGCAGTATTAGATCCAAACGAAATATTTTTCACCCCATTTGAACCAAAACAA